AATCACATTAAAGCTCATAACTTCTTTGTGAACGAGAGTGGTGTATTTGTTAATACAACAGTTCAGGAAAATACTATTGAGATTCCTGCAGAGCTTATTCAATTAGAAATGTTTTAATTATGAAATGGGATTTATTCAGAGATCAGTTTCACGAGAGTTGGCACAGTAAAATGCAACCTTTTATTGAAAGTGAGGAGTGCGATAAGATCTATGAATATCTAAAGACAGAGGGAAAGAGGGGCAAGAAAATTGCCCCTTCTTCTTCTGTTACTTATAGATGTTTTAAAGAAACCTCATTGGATGATTTGAAGGTGGTGATGATGGGTATGTGTCCCTATCACACATTTAAAGATGGAAATCCTGTAGCAGATGGTCTGCTTATGGGCTGTAGTAATACAGGTAAACTACAACCTTCTCTAGAGAAGTTCTATGAAGGTGTAGAGAAAGAATTATTTGATGGACTCAATCTCAAATATCAGAAGCTAGCAGATGTAAGTTATTTAGCTAAGCAAGGTGTTCTTATGTTCAATGCTGCTCTTACGACAGAAATGAATAAAGCAGGAAGTCATATAGACATCTGGGAACCATTTACCAAATATGTTCTAGAGGAGATTGTTACGCCTACAGGTGTACCAACAATATTCTTAGGAAAGGATGCTAGTAAGTATGAGAAATATACAAGTCCATTTGCTTGGAATTTTGTTTTGTCTCATCCAGCATCTGCAGCATATAAACAATCTGAATGGGACACAGAAGGAAAGTTTGGTATGGTGAACAAAGTGCTTAAAGACAACAACAATTATCAAATCATGTGGCTCTATGATGTGCCATTTTAAATCGAAAAACAATGAAACTTAAATTAGGCGGAACATTAGAAATAGGTGATCCTATTCTTGTTAGTTATGCACATTGTATGGAATTTGGACTATTTGCAGGATATGGTAGAGGTACAATTCAGTTTTACACACCTAGTGGTATTATTTATAATGCTGAAAGTGCTAGTAAAAAGGGTAAAAAACCAATATTTTACAAAGCTTACATACATGGAGATAATACACAATATAGGGTGGTAAAGGTGACCCCAGATATATTATATAACGAAGATGATGCAATAAACTACGAGAAAGCAATTGAAATTTTGAAACTAGAAAACATAATAAAATGATCTTAGAAAAACAAACACAAGCTGTAGTTCTTCAAGAAGGAGAACAAACACAAGACTCAATTGGTATGTCCCTTGACTTAGATTCTGCTCAAATTTTGATGCAGATGTTAAGTAAGAATCTGTATTCAGATGATATAGGCTCCACTGTCCGTGAGTGTGCATCTAATGCACTGGACAGTCACAGAAGAGCTGGGACCACAGATCCAATTATTGTATCTTTTGGTGCAAACAAAGATGGCAATTATGAGTTCTCTGTAGAAGATTTTGGTATTGGTCTAGATGCAGAAGATGTAAAGAACATCATTAGTAAGTATGGTAAGAGTACAAAGCGTAATTCAGCCAACGAGTTAGGTATGATGGGCTTGGGCTTTAAAGCTCCTCTTGCCTATTGCTCCAGCTTCTATTTTGTGTGTAGAAAGAATGGCGTAGAACGTAAATACATGATGTATGAAGGAGAAGATGTAAACACAATCGATCTTCTCTATGAAACCTCTACAGACCAAAAGAATGGTGTAAAGGTGATTGTTCCTGTTAGGTTCTATGACAGAAGCAGCTTTGTAACTAAGATTAAAGAGCAATTGGCTTATTTTGAGAATGTATATTTCAATGTTGATGGTATAGATAATGATTTCACCATCATGAGGCATGATCATTTTCAATGGAGTCCTCTGTCTGCAAATAGTAATTTGCACATCTGTCTGGACAATGTCTACTATCCTATTGATTTTGTTAAACTTGGAATAGACACTATCTATTTTCCTGTTGGTCTTAGATTTAGTTTGACAGATGGTTTGTTTCCTACACCAAACAGAGAATCTCTTCGTTACACTACAGAAGCTAAAGCTGTGATAATGAATAAGTTACAGAGTGTAGCTAATTTCTTTATTGAGAAGTATAACGAAAATGTACAAGATACAACCGATATATGGAAAGCAATGGAGCACTTCCGTAACTCAGATAGAAACCTTAACTTGTTTGGTAAAAATGGTTTGAATGTTTCCTATTTTGCCAAGTATGCTACAATAGGTTTTGCATCTCCAAAGGTAGATGGTGTGTATTATCAAACTGTTGAGTATTACAATCGCATCAGGGAATCCATGTTTGGTGAATATGTAATGAAACATGAGGTGTCTAGAGGAAGATTCTGTAAAGCTAGCTCTTATTGGGACTTATCTAGGAGGTATGGTGAGAAGATATATGTTTATTCAGATAGACTTAGTGGTATTAAGAAAGAATACCTGAAGAGTATTAATAAAAGAGGATACACTGAGTATATTGTTAAGAAGGAAAAGAGTTTCAAATTGGGAACTGATAAAGAGGCTCTTGCAGGATATGAGAACTATTACAAGATTCTTCAGCTTAACAAGTTTCAAAAGAGTGAATGGAGAAATGTAATTAAGGAGTTCCAGGAGATGGTTAGGCGTGTTACAGCTAACTTTATCAATCTTGACACTCTCGAAGTTCATCAAGCATTCATTGATAGCAAGAAGAAGGTTTCTTTCACCAATGGTGTTGCTGGTCCTAAAGAAAGAAGGAAGAAACTTGAGGGTGAATTGACAGGTAAGGTGGCTACAGCTCTAGAGAGAGCTGTATATGGTCAGCATGCTAAATTTGTTCCCACCGTGTTTCAAATGAAGAATGCCCATAGGAATCCTTATTTGCTGGTTTACGGAAACTCTACACATCAAACTACATTTGATAAGATGTTTTCTGTATTTCCATTTCATAGCACTAGATTCATGGTTCTTTCTGAAAGAGAACTTAAGCGCATGGAAGAAATAGATTTACATAACTGGATACATATAGACAAATTTATGGAAGGAGATCACATAGTTTTTAAAAGAGCAGCTACAGCTTATTTGATTAATGAGCTGACTAAAGATTACGCAGAAGTGTTCAATAGAATAGATAAAATTGGTGACATATCAACAGAACTCTATAAGAAGATGTTGATGTTGGATAGTTACAAAAAGAAATATTATCTAAGCGGTGATAATTCTTTATATCAATCTATCATTAAGTTGGCTGAAGAGAAAAATCTATTTGACCTTTCCGTTTATTCTGTTTATAATGAAGTGAAAGATGTGTTTGCAATGCTTCCATTCCTTAAACCTATGTTTGGTATGATGAGCAGATATGGGTCTAATAGCAATGGTGTTAATGATGCAGTTCGTGATCTCTTCAAGTATTACAAACAGCGTGTTGACTGGAAACACTACAACATCAAATTGAATGATGAAGTGGTTGCAGAAGCATCAGTGGATGTAGAAGAATTATCTTAATTTATCAGGAGGGGACAATATATCCCCTCCTTAACTTTTAAAAACAAGTATATGAGTATTTTTTCGCTATCATGGTTCAAAAGACAGTCAGAGTTAGAAAACTTGGTTATTGAAGAACAACAGCTCAAGAATGAGATTTTAAAGAAAGAGTTAGGCGTTGATTTAGACAAGAAGCCTTATTTGAATGTTAAGTTAGTAAATGATTCACTAACAATTGTTCTTAATGATGGATCTGTATTGAGTAAACCAAATGCTACAAAGGATGATTATTATGCGGCAGTGAATGCTAGGACAGAAGGTTCTTTGTACAGTATTTGTGCTGATTCAACTGTAATGGAAGAGAAGAGAAAGCAAGAAGCAGAGATTGCTAGGATTAAAGCTGTTCAGCAAGGAATCAAAAGGCTAGAAGGACTAGCTGATTTTGAAATAGAAGGTAATTCTGTTAAGCTGGCTGGAACTGGTAGAACTATGCCACAGCTTCTTGTAGAGAAGTTCATTGAATTGGTAGACCTCTATGATGTAGATCCATACAATGATGTAACAGATGATCAAGAGTATCAAGCTCTTAAGAGATTCTTTATGTGGTGTTGCCTCAATCCTAGGGCAGAAGTAGCTAATGATTTGTATGACTTCCTGAATAAGAATAGTTTCAGGATTACAAAACAAGGTTTCTTTGTAGCTCTTAGGAATGTAGTTACATTACGTGGTAGCGTAGAGCTTGTACAATTTGTAAGCAATGCTTATAATAAAGTGAAAGCTGTATGGAAGAAGAGTCCTGATAAGTACACTGTGTTTCTTGAGAATTGTGAATATAAATTGGTACATGAGGATGATCTTTATGAAACTGAACTAGTAGAATGTCAGGATTGTGATGGTCAAGGAATTGATTGGAGTTGTGAAAACGATGAAGATTCTGTGTGTGAGTTTTGTGATGGTGTAGGTCAATGCGACAACATGAATCAAATTAATCATGGAGAGAAAATTGGTAATCTCACAGAACTCTATCTAGATCTTCCTAATAGGCATGAGAATAGGTTTACAGATGCTCACACAAGGACATTTGACATTCGTGTAGGACAAGTGGTAAACATGCCTCCACAGGAGTGTAATTGGTCTACAGCAGATTGTGCACATGCAGGATTGCATTTCACAGCTGATGAGATTAATTATGTAGGATGTGGTGACCAGTCTGTTCTTATCCTTATCAATCCTATGAAGGTTGTAGGTATTGGTGAAGCTAAGGGTAGGTGTTATGAATATCTTCCTATTATGACTGTATCTCGTGAAGAGTCTACAGAAATTCTACACGATCTTGATTTTGACACTCTTGAGCTTGATGAGGCTTTCGCAATTCACGAATTGGAAAACTTGGCTGAGAAGGTTAAAGGAGGATTTGTGTTAGAAGCTTCTAAGCATCAGTTTAACATTCCAGCAATGACACATGTTCAGATTGAGAACATCGTTGCTTCTTTGGAAGAGATGAAGTATTCCATCTCTAACAGGGTGAATATAATCAAGTAATAAATTGGGCTTGTAACAAAAATGTAGTAAATTTGTTACAAGCCCTTTTTATAAATCATTGATTATGAGGAAGAAAACAGTAAGAAAGCCCAGAGCAAATGCAGCACCTAAGACTAGGAACAATGGCACTATGACAGAGAGTGCGTTCTGGAGTTTTATAAGAAGTGGTCTTAGACAAAAGAGTAGATGGTGGAAGCCTATTACACAATGCAAACTAAATGCTAAGAGAACGTATAAAGGTCCTAATAAGCGTCAAAAGTTTGAATATCAATGTAATAGCTGTAAGAAATGGTTTGCTGAGAAGAACATTAACGTTGACCATGTGCTTCCTGCAGGAAGCTTGAATTGTGCTAATGACCTACCAGGGTTTGTTGAACGACTGTTTGTAGAAGTTGAAGGTTTACAAATATTATGTTCAATTTGTCATGACAAAAAGACAGCTAAAGAAAGAGAAAGTAGATTATAAAATATTTGGTAGTTTACTCTTTTATTGTTATATTTGTCATATGAAAACATATTATTTATACCTTAAACAAAGTCCTATTGGTTTGAAATACTTAGGTATTACAACAAGGGATCCTTACAAGTATTTAGGAAGTGGTAAGTATTGGAGAAGACATTTAAAAGCTCACAATTTTTCATCTTCAGATATTAAAACAGAAATAGTTTTTTCTTCTATTATAGAAGAAGAAGTTAATTCTGTTGCTTTAGAATATTCAGAAAAATTTAATATAGTAGAATCTAAAGAGTTTGCTAATCTTATGCCTGAATCTGGTATGGATTGTACTTTAGGTAGACCTTGTTCAGAAGAAACTAAACGTAAAATTAGTGAATCTAATAAAGGAAAGCAGCTTTCTCAGGAGAGTATTGCTAAAATACTTAAAAATAGAAAATCTAATAAAGGATTTAAACATTCTGAAGAAAGTAAAAGAAAAATGTCTGAATGGAGAAAAGGTAAGAAACTTTCTAAAGAGACTATTGAAAAAATGAGAGCTAAGACAAAAGGATCTAGATTAAAAGCTCACTTTAAAGAAGTTCATCAATATGATTTAGATGGTAATTACTTAAAGTCTTTTCCAAGTATTACAGATGCTATCAAAGAATATCCTTGTGATATTTACAATGCTGCTTCAGAGAGACATTCTACAGCTGGAGGATTTCAATGGAGATTGTATAAAAAAGATAACATTGATGCTTTCTCAAGAGTTTGTAAAACAGTTTATCAATATTCTTTAGATAACACTTTAGTTAAAGAATGGAATGGTACAAAACAACCTTCAGAAGAATTAAGTATTCATAGAGGAGCAATTAGAAATTGTTTATCTGGAATAGCTAAAACAGCTGGAGGCTATTTTTGGAAATATTAAAACTCAAAACGAAAAGAATGGCAATTTATAGCGATCAAGAAGACCCAAACCACATTATGTGGAACAAAGAGAACGAAAAAGAGAATGAAATTAGCATTGCTGTTGAGAAGACACCATCATTTGTTGAAACTTGGTATGAAGGAGTTATAGAATACCAAGGAAAGAAACATCAGTTCTGGATTATAGATCCTGAAGGAAGTGAATATGAAATAGAATGTAGATGGTTCTTCAAGAATGTCCCTAGAGAAGTGAGAATGATGTACAATAGTATTATTGAATCTTATAAACAAATTAAGTATGATAGAAGGAAAGAAGAAAACTGAAGCAATGTACAGGGCTATCGAAATGGATAGCTCTAGTTCATTAAAAGAGTTCTCCATGGACAGAAAGAAATACCATCGTAAGTATGTTCTTGGAGAGAAGATTGATGATAAGGACACCCAGGCTGCTACAATTGGTAGAATTGTAGAAACATTGCTATTAGAACCAGAAGAGTTTGACAATAGGTTCTATATGTCTAGCTGCGCAACAGCTCCTACAGGACTAATGCTTGCATTTGTAGAAGCTTTATATAAGTTTACTAAAGATGCTACAGATGAATTTGGTAATATTTCCAGGCAGTTTGAGGAAATTGCAAAAGATGCATATGTTGAAAGCGGTTTCAAAATCAAATTTGATGCTGTAATTGGTAAATTTGTAGGAACAGATGCTGAGATTTATTACAATGAAATCAGAACTGTAAGAAGCAAAGGACTAACAGTGATTACAACAGAAGATGTCACAAATTCTGAAAAGATTGTGACAGAACTGAAGACTAATAGTGTCACTGCAGAAGTGGTTAATCTTATAAACAGCGCAAGATGGGAAGTGTTCAATCAAGTGCAGATAGAAGGATATAAAGTTGGAGGAGTTGAGTTTAAGAGTATGATGGATAAATTGATTGTCGATCATACCAACAAGACTGTACAAGTTTATGACCTTAAATGTGTTTGGGCTGTAGAAGGATTCTATGAAGAATACTATCTCTATAGAAGAGCATATATTCAAGCCTATCTGTATTGGGTGGCTTGTACTAAGTTTAAGGAAGAACTTGATATTGTAGATTATTATGTAGAATATCCAAAGTTTATCGTTTGTGACAGTACAAACTATTTTAATCCTTTGATTTACACACTTGATACAGACGACATGCAGGATGCTCTCACTGGATTTGAGCATAAAGGACGTAACTATCCAGGTGTAACTAGTCTAATTGAAGATTTGAAATGGGCTAAGGAGAATGATGTATGGAATATATCAAGAGAGAATTATTTATCTAATGGATTAGTAAACATAAGGAGGTAGGA